GACTGCGCTATTAACAAGGGCGAGTCCTGCTAATATTTCTGCAACCATATCATCGTCCTTGTCTGATCAGACCGTCTTTATTTATAAGTGGATGTCCTATTGTTAGAAAAGCATATGGACTAGCTGCGTTAAAGTTAGCGTCAGTCATTCGCAACTTCATTCCACCTGTTACATAGTCTTGTGTATATCCCGAAGAACCTTCAGCCCAGTTGTCTGTTGACCAAAGTGGATCATTGTCTCCTGCGTTGATTGGTTCTCGTGCAGCGTCAATTATAGTCCAGTATCCTCCTGTCGCGCTATCAATGCGTTTGTTCAAAGTAAATTCCATTTGAAGAGGCAGACCGTCACCAGAAATGTGATTTGCGAAAGTACCTGTACTGCTATTATTTCCCGTATATTTCGAGATTGATATATAAGGACTTTCCGCGAATGCATAGAAAACGAAGGTTCCACCAGCGATTGAAGTCGCATTGCTGTTGCCCTCTAGATGAAATAGAGTCGAAGTATTTTCGCTAGTATCAAAGTAACTGTTATTCGCTTGTGCATCAGAGTTATTTAGGAACATAGAGTAGTCGTCAGTTAAACCTTCATGCCATACAGCCCAGTTATAGTCATCATCTGTTCGTTTGATAATAATCATTTTGCAATCGGTCAGACCCGTCTGTAGCGTCGTGTCGCTATTCGAGCCGTTGTATGTTCCTATAGAAAACCCCAGTTTGGTGTTTACGGATAGCTTGGTTATATCGGCAGTTCCAATCGTATCTGCGCTGGATGCACTTCCGTCAATCATGTAAGAGCCTGACGTTGGAGGATCGCCTTGGGCTTCACTGTTCGTTGCAGTTGGCGCACCGCCAGCTTTCAAACACCATGCTACTAGTGAATTTCCTGAACCGTTTACCCATCCATCTGCGCCAACAGTAAATCCGTCCGAGTCAAAAGAAAGGAGACTATCAGCATTAGTATACTCTGCACCGTTACCATTCGTAATCATTTCTTTAGTCGCACCTCGCAAAGAGTCATAGACTTGATGGGAACTAGTAATTCCTCTATCTTTTATCCAAACAAAATCTGGCTGCATGTTGTTCGTGCCACCGAATGTCAATGCTTTCGACGCTCCACCATCGCCAGTATATAATTTGGTAGCAAAGTGATCGGAAAGTTGGCTTTCAGTTGGAGGTGTGAGATTACCAGAGCTAATAGCTTTAAACCCTGTTGGTATAGCCGATATTTCAAAATCATCTGCGCTTGTATAAAGTGAAATAGCACAACTATTCCTACCACTTACAACAACCGACCAAGTTTTTGATGTTGAGATTGAACTTGTAATTGGATTACTACCTGCTCCAGGGTCTCCTGAATTATCCCACGTAACAGTCGAGCCTGATAACTGACCTGTCCAAAATTTTCCTGTTGCTGTGTCAAAAGCTATACACCCTCTGGTATTCACTGATAGCGTTGATGGTGTTGCTGATGAGACTGATCCTCCGTTATAAAGATCACCGTCTGCTAGATGCCAACCCCACGAAGTTGAACCTCCACCTACATAATCATCAAAGGCAGACGCTTGAGATGTTTCAACAATTCCTGCACTTGGATGCGTACCAGCCGTCGAGTATTCAAATTCAAAATAAACTTTTCCAATACAGGGGAGAGTGCAGACACCATTTGTCATATCTCCTGAACCTGTACTTGTGACTGTCCTATTACCATTTGAAAGCGTTGCAACGTTTGGGTATAGCGGATTAATTAAGCCCGATAAATTTGTTGGAGTATGTCCTGAAACAGTTGTTACTGTTCCATTGTTCGTAAAATGGTTTAGGTGTGTACTGTCGTCATTAGCGACACCAAAGAATTTGTCGCTATGTACAAGTAAAGAAGTACTACTATCACTCGTGAAAGCGGTTGTTGAAGGTGTAAAAGTTCCTGTATATCTAGCTGCTCCTTTTGAGATACGCAGTTCTGTCGCGTATCCATTAAAACAATAGGCGTTACTTTGCGGATATTCAAAAAACCAAGGACGACCAACTGCGTAGTCTGTGCTATCGCTCCAAGTCCCTACTGATGAACCGTTTAAGTACATCGTTGTTGTTCCAGAACTTCTTGCTATTGCAAGATGAAACCAAGCTCCTAAAGATATAGACGATGAGGAAGTTATTTTATTACCAGAATTATCCATACCCCACTGAATATCATTGCTACCATCTATGTAAGCGTATGGACGGTCATCATCGTTACTTGCATATCTAAAATCAAAAATATATGATATGTTGCCTGTTCCACTTAATGCTTTCCTAAGAAACCACCCTTCAACGCACCAATCACCTGTCCCAAATGTAAAATCTGAATGGCCTGATGGAGCAACAGATATGTAATCGGTTGTGCCGTCAACATATATTACAGAGTTATCAATTTTCTGGCCTAATGGCGAATGTGTTGCATTTCCTCCAGTTGTTATCGTGTGGCCTGTATTCCCGCTATCAACAAAAGTGGTCATATTTGATGACAGGGCCGTTGCATTTGATAAAAAATAAGAATTAGCCGAAGCCCCTGCATCTGCGAGGGCTTTAATGTCAGCATCAGCTTTAGGCGTGACATAGCCATCTGTGCTTGTTTCAATGAATGAACTAGCTGCAACGGCACTGCCGTCGATCATGCAAGCTTGTGCCATATATCCTCGAAAATAAACGCCGTCCGATGTGCCAGAGTTGTTGCCGACATAAGTAGTTTGACTAGAAGTGTTACAATCTTCAAAATCATTTGCAGAAGAACGATTATCAGTATCGAAAACTGTGACAAGCGTTCCGTTTACACTTAGTTTAACCTTGTCTGTTCCTGATTCGCTCGTGTTATAGGCCACATGGATATGATACCAGCCCTGATCACGGAATACTTGTGTGGTTAGAAACACGGTGGTTGCACCATCGTAACAATACATCTTGTCAGTCGCGGCCCACCCTAATTGTCCTTCAGCCCCACCTGTACCAAAGTTTAAAAATACCTGATTCGTGGAGTGTGTTTTGTAAAGCCAAGCTGCCCAAGTCCACGTTCCTGCGCTACCTGATCCTTGGCTTCGTGATAAGCTTTGAGCGTCACCATCAAATAAAGCAGTCTTTTCAATGCTTACACCACTAACAGAAGTACCAGCACCAAAACCTATGTATTGACCATAAAGATCACATAAATGGTTAGGGAACCTTGCAGGAGGAAACATATCAGTAGATTTTTTACTCATTAACTGTCATTTGCCTTATCAGTTGTAAAGAGGATACGCACACCAACTAATCGTGCGTCACCTGCCATATCATCATTACTGTCACTTACATCCCTAAAGATCTGGCAGAACAACAAGTCATCTGCTGCACCGCTACACGCTATGTCACCACTCTCAGGACTTATAAGTAACTCTGTAGCACTGCCCTGTGAGGAGTCATCTACGACTACCGCACTACCATATGCTACGTTTATGTCTTCGTTATCATTCAGTGCTTTTACTTGTAATGCCCAAGAACATCCAGTAGTTGCTGCAATGCCAATCCAGTAAGCTTTGAAGGTTATATTACCTCCGTCCCATTGTTTAGGCATACATATGCTGAACTGTGCGTGTTCATCGCTGTCCTTATCAAAATCAAGAACTCTAAGGTCAGGCCCACTGTTCGTTCCAGAATCTACCGTAGTAATGTCAGCACAAGGATTCGTTGCAGCAGGAGTCATGGCTGTGGCTGGAACCCAGATTGATTCCTTACCGATTGTCTTCACAGAGTTGCCTTTAGATGTTATATCTCCTACGAAGGCTAACGTTGAACTAGCTGCTGTCGCGTTAGGTGTTGCTGTAAGTAACGTTGCGTGTGTTCCTGCACTGGCTATGTCGTTGCCTAATGTAAGCACACCGCCATTAGCTACATTCAGTTTCCATTCATCTCCTGCATCTGCTCCTGCGTCAGCTTGTAGTATGATACCGAGAGCAGCATCATTAACATTTTGAGAGACAACAAGAGCATCAGTTGTCGTTTCATCGTACCCAATAGAGACATCTTGATCGTTACCAAATTTAACGTATTTGTCATCTGCTACGAATACATCTCCCCACTCTGCGGAAGTTGATCCTATGTCAGCACCTCCGACAGTATCAGGAACAATCGAAGTAGCGACAGTCATTGTTGTACCGCTTACAGTACCGCCTTCAAAGTTAGCACTTATTGTTCCTACAGATCCACTTACTACCTCGCTGGATAAACTAGCGTCAGGTATGAACTTTAGTTTGTAAGAATCATCGTCATCAATACCAAGAAACGCTGTCTTTGCTGCAGATCCTGTGTGATACTGCATGGCGATACCTACGTCTTTGTTGGTGTCTGATCCTAACGCACCACCATCAGAAGCTGTCTGTAAGTGTATGATTGGATCAACCACAGCCAGTGTGGCAGTATCCAGTGTCGTAGTTGTACCGTTAACTGTAAGGTTTCCTGTCACTGTCAAATTCTGTGAAGCTGATACGTTCCCGCTTGAATCTATTGTTATAGCATCTGCGTCTGAAGCGGAACCTATTGTACCGCCATCTTTTATCTTAATGTCGTCTTTAAATGTTACTATACCGCCTGATGAGATTTGAATAGCATCTGTGGCACTTGCTGAACCAATATCACCATCGTCAGGAACAACCACCCCTCCCGCGCTCAGTGTCAGGACACCTGCGCCAGACAGTTGCATCTTCGAGGCAGGAGCGTCTGTCGCTGCAACCTTGGTTTTAAAGTCTATGAGTGATGTACCTGTTCCATCTCCACCGCCTGAAGACAATGTTAAGTTACCGCCGTTTATGTTGGCAGATCCTGTAGCAGAAGAACCAGCAGCTATCGTCAGACCCTTACCTGCCGTAGTGCCTGATGTTGCTGCTACACCAACTTCCCAATTAGCTCCGTTAGTGAATGTTATACCGCCGTCATCTATCTCAAAGATGTCTGTGCCATCTACGTCAAAACGGATACTGGCTGCATCACCTCCGCTATCTGCCGTAGCTGTAGAAATCTCAAGATAATCGAGAGTCTGTGCGCCACTGTCAAAGACAGCTTGTATCATTCCTTTTTCAGCGTCTGCTCCACCTATTGATATAGATGGGTTTCCATCGTTTACGTCTTCTAATACTTTTAAGTCTGATCCATCAAATGTTAGATGGGCTTCGCCAGCAAGTGCATTCGCGCCTGTGACAGTAGCGATTGTGTTGTCTGTACTTCCACTCAATGATACAGAACTTACTGTTCCTGTAAAACCGTCAAGAGCATTAAGTTCTGAAGCTGTTGCTGTTACAAGCGTTCCTCCTAATTTAAGACCGCCAGCAGTACCATCGTGAGTAGAGATGTCCACAGTAATGTCCCCATCACTACTCGCACCCTGAATGGACATACCTTTCGTAAGCGTTCCATCATTCTCTGCAACATAAAAATCTATTCCCCCTTGTTCACCTCCAGCCGTCACATCTACAATTGTAGATTGTATGCGCCCGTAGGTCGTTGCTGCTGCTCCAGCGTCTTCACTCAAGAAATCTATGTTTCCTACAACGTCACTGGTTGCAGCACTTGTACCATCTTTCTTAAATCTTAAAGTTGCTCCGTTTGCATCTGCGTTGCTGTTAAATAGTGTCATAACAGGTTTAGCAGACGTAGCACTTTCAACGGATATGTCTGATCCTGTCAGTACAAGGTCATCATCTCCACTCTCATCGTACTTTATTGTCCAATCTGAATCTGAGCCGAAGATAAGAGTCTCATTGTCAATGATCATAATGTCGTCATTGTATTTGAAATAATCTTCGTCTTCCATCCACAAGAATACGCCATCGTTGGTTTCGCCATCAAACGTTACAGTAATATCTGTACCTGCCGTAGCTGCACCAATTGTTATGGAGTTGCTTCCTGTTAGTTTTGATAATGCTCCACCATTACCTGCTGTGCCATCGTGGTTGTGACCACTTGTTCCGAAGGCAGTTACAATCGCATCAAATTCATCATTGGAATGCGCTGCTGTAATTGTGTCGCCTGTTGTATAACTGCTTTGTCTTGATGAATAACCTGCCATTACATTCTAGCTCCTGGAGTAAACTCTAATTCAAATCCTTTTAGTGTTATGGGTGGATTAGATGATGTGTCTTCCACTCTAATCACAACTGTAAAACCACTTCCTTCCACACTTTGTCGTACAATGGGTATACCTCTTGCTCCATATACGGATGTATCGTAAGTGCCTGTACCGTACACTGCTGCTGAACTTTGAGTTGTTAAACTGTAAGCTGCTGGTTGTGGAACGCTACTATCTTCAAAGTCATATTTTACAAAGAGAGAAGCGTCTACAGATCCTTCAGTATCGAAATTGAGGTTAATGCGCTGCATATTTTTTCGTATGCCAGCGTCACCCATTGTAAGATCTGGTGAACGGTATATTGCATTAATATTAGTACCTGCGAAAGTGTTTCCTGAATCTTGTTGATATACGTATCCATCGTAGCCCCCGTGTACAATTGTTTCTGTTGTTCCTATAAAATCGGAATCACAACAAGCAGCCTTAATGCCTTTTATGTCGGCATATTCCCACCCAATTTGTCCTTGAGGGTTCGATTTAATAACTCCTATTATACCTTTAGCGCTTGCTTCAATTCCACCTGTCGTTGGAAAAAATAACCTATACTGACTCTTACTTCGTATTATCGTAGAAGATATATTGTCAAATCCAATAGCATTAATGCGCTCCTGTATTTGTTTAGAGACTGTTCCTAATTCAACGTCACCGATACGTGCCGTACCAGCAATTGTACGTAGACCGTCTGGTGCAAGAAAGATAAGATCACCGCCAATCTCCTGTACGCTATTTCCGTCACTACACCCCACATTACGAGATATGGGTGTTATGGCGAAGTCTGAACTGGAACTCCCTGATAATTTGTATATACGATCCTTCCCAAAGACAATTAGATCATCACGGAAGGACTTTAAGGCTACAACCTCAGTATCAACTTTTACGTTGCCTGATCCTGTACCTGTATAATCTGTGTCACTAAATGGAACAGTGTATTGTATCTGTTGTTTTGCTGCTGAAGCTCCTGCATAAAACAAGTGGTTTTTAAAAGCTGCTACAGATGTTGCATTAGCTGGTGCGCCTGTTCCGCTTAAAGCTGTTCCTGTTCCAGTACCTGTCCACTTTGTAGGTGTGTTTGCACCATCCACCCAAACTATTGTGTCAGTGCCACCAAAGTTATATTTCTCGAAGCGTGGTCGGGATGGTGTACTGGATTGTGTCGCAACGGCTGACCACGATGATCCTGTTCCATGTTTTACTGCTGTTCCTGCTATGGCTATAACACCACTAGCAAATACAGCTACTCCTGTCACTTTAGCCGATCCATTGACTTGAGTAGTTGAGTATTTAGCTGTTCCATCAAGTCTTCTGTACCCGCCTTTAACAGAAGGCTCAAAGTTTTGTAGGATGGATGCTGCTCCTACGGGCATGGTGTACACATCTCTATCAAGAACTAGACCGCCTGATGTTGTTACAACGTATGGCGAGATATATTCTGGTTCTGTTACTTGAGCCATTCTTAGTCCTTATTATACTTTGCTACTCTGCCACCATTTGCATATTTTTTTACGTAACCACCACTTGCTTTATTCTTGTCTAGCTTTTTTATTTCATCCCAATTTATTGTTACGCTACCACTTACTTCTTTATCTGGAAGTACCATGTCGGAACGTGGATTTTTTGGATCTTTTAGAACGCGAGAAAGTCTAGGTGTTGTATCCTTTTTCTTTGGTGGTGCAGAAGGTTTTATCTTTGGTTTTACTCCTTTTAATTTTTTTGGAGTTTTAGCTTCAGACTTTCCAGATACAGACTTCTTAATCTTATCTCTGTTTTTTCCTATAAGGTATCCTGCTACTGCTCCTGTTGCTCCTGCTCCTGCTGCTATATTCTTAGTTACCTTTTTTACACCTTTTTGAGACATAGATGTTGGTGTTACTTTAGTTCCACCTAAAAGGTCAGAAGCTTTCTTCTTAGTCATTGTTTTAAGTTTTTTACCAGAAGGAACTTTTGATATAGCTTTTCCTATACCTTTTTTCATAAATTGAGTATAAAGAGGTTTTGCAACTTTATAAGCTACTCCTGCTATCAGTATAATTAAAGGTGCTGCCATAATATTTTCCCTTATGTGTTAACTTTCAATAGCCTTCCTGATGAACGAAGACCGCTAGGATACATGTAGTTCTTTTGATTCAAGAGTTCTATTCGCATTCTCTTTACACCATTTAAATAGTCATTCTCAGCTAACTTTGTTCCTGCTACATTCGCTCTCATCATATATGTGTAATACTTTGCACGATTGACTATGGTATCGTGAAATCTAACTGGCAATAAGGGTATGTCTGTGTACCCCGATAGGTCAGAGTGTGTTTTATAGTACTTGTAGGTTACGCTAAGAACCCTGTCAGGAATAGGCGATACACCATATTTGTCATCTGCTGTCTCGTAGACGTATAGAGGCAGAGCAAACTGATTCTTAGAAGTCTGGTTGAGGTCTGTCTCAGAATATGTGTTAAACCACTCATCATAAGACATGTATTGTAGCTTGCGTGGATGCTCGTTCTCTACAACTTCTATTGTATCTATTTCTGCGTTGCTACCGCTTCCTTCCGCTAAACCAATATAGGTCGTTGTTGCTGTAGCTGTGAAAGAGTTGGTCTGCCACTCTCCATCCCCTGTATTCGTTACACTTAACGTTGCACTAAGGTTCTGTGTTCCTCCTGAAGATGTACCTACCTTCAATGAGACATCGTTGGAGAAAGTTCTTGTCCTTACTATGTATTCCTTATTAATAATGGTTTGAATAGTTTGAGTGACTTCGGCAGAAGTGAGGCGTAAAGCCCCTGTCACACTTGCGCCTGAGTTAGTTGTGTCCACTCGTAACGGGCTTCCTGATACTACTGTCCAATCTGCAATGCTTGCATTGAATGTGCCGTTTGTTATTAAGTTCTTTGGCAGGAGCATAAAGGAGTCAAAGTCTATCTTTCTGAAGTCTGATGGAAAGTCATACTCTTGTGTACCTGCAACCAAGTTGTCTGTTTGTGTACCTATGAGAAAAGGCCATTCTATCTCTGAGTTGTAAATGTCGTTGATTGATTTGTTGACTACATTCTTAACCATTGACTGTACGCCCCTAGAAGATGAGAAGGTGCTAGATGTCAATTCTACTTCATTAAGTTCGCTAAGAACATTATTTACAAGTGTGAGATAATTCATGTTTCCACCTTATTTTTATTCGCACTCAGAACATCTACAGTTCTTGCAAACCTCAACGTCCTGATCTCCAGTGTCATCTGCGTGGTTCCTGAAAGAACGCAATGTGTCAAGTTTCTTTGAGAGTGTGTTTCCACAGTGGGAGTCGTACCCACAGTTCGAGCATTTAGCCATTATACTTCGCTACTCTACCGCCTCTGGCGTATTTGCGACCACGATAGACTTCGCCACCGCCAGCTTTCTTATTTTTGTTCGGGTTATAGAAAGGTACTATTGTAAAAACTCCAGGTTTTGTCTCTTTAAAACGGACATCATTAGGCTTCTTTTTCTTTTTCTTTTTCTTTGTTTGTGCTTTCACTCCAGCAGCTATTTCGTCTTCAGGAGTTCCTTGCATAGCATCTTTCATTGCTAAAGCACTTTCAAGTTCTCTTTTATCTTCTTCCTCATATATTTCCCTGAGTTCTTCTGGAGAAAATCCAGTTGTTCGATCTTCTTCCAGACCTTTAGATAATTTAGCCATCATCTTCTCCTTTAAGTTGCAGCAAATACACGCACGTTGGCGGTACTACCTGATCCGTTATAACATTCAATGCGGTCTATTGTATCCGCAGTCCAGTTTGTTTCCCAAGTATCATTCTCTGCAAGATAATTGCTTTCATTAAAGCTTCCTGTTACATCGCCTCTGTTACGGCTTGAGTCGTCAGCAAGACAAAAAGGAATACCTGCAGCAAGTTTAACCACCCAAGCATTCTCTAGATCACTTCCTGAAACTGTTCCACCCTCATTACACATAAGCTGAATCTCTACAACCTGATCTGATTCAATCCACAAGAAGTCAAAGTCTGAAAGCATCGTGTCGTTCCATACTTCTGATAAGCTTCCATTCGTAATGCTGTAACGCTTATCAAAATAATGCGTTATAGTTATGGAATCAGTCGCAGTCGTGCTTCCTCCTGTGATTGTGTGGGTATCATCATCAGGAATATCCACAGTGAAATGAGTGGTATAGCTTAAAGTAGCCATTAGTTTTCCTCCATTTTAACGGAAACGTTCATACTAAAGGAACGCCTTTCTCCTTTGGTCTTAAACGGGTAAACCGTGTGCATAAGATACCGAGGGAATAAATAAAAATCTCCAACTTTAGGTTCAATAAGAAGAGTATGAGCATTAAAGTCTTGCGGTGTTCCGTAAACAAACTCTATATGTCCTCTTGCACTTCTTGTTGTTTCTGATTCACTCTTAAACTCTTTATCTATTCCTTTCGGAAGTTTTAGGTATCCTACTGAGGATAAAGAGCAGTATGTGTGAATGTGTATTGGATTAAAGTCGTTCTCAAACTGTCTTACGTACCACGCTGTTCCAAGTTTGAATGGTCTTCCGTCTTTGCTTTCTGTAACCTGCTTCACGTAAGCATCTACCAATGCTTCAAAGTAACCATCATACTTTTTTCTTAGATTGTCGGGTACACGTAATTCGTGTTTTACTTTGCCAACTAAGTGTGGCGACCAATCCAATTCTTTTATCCGCTTTTCGTCCTTTACTATCTTCTCAAGTTCCTCGTTATAATCATCCATAAGTTCTTGAGGAAGTTCCGACTTTACTATGAATGGCCCGAAAGGACGAACAAGCATAAAGGGTATTTCTTGACCAGCTTTCATCCTATTTACCCCATTCTTTCTTGAGGTAGTTTTGTACAAGGACAGACTTTACGAATATGCTGTTGCTGTCTTTGGATAGGTGCTGGTTTACCTCATATAAATTCTTTAATATGAAGGATTGTTCGTAAGAAACATTTGAAGAAAACCATCCAAGTACATTTGTTCTCAAACCTTTTGTTACTTCTTGTACCCCGTGTGTATAAGTTATGGGGAATATGGCAGCTTCTCCCGCCTTTAATTTTCGGCCTATGGTTCCTACTTCAGTGTTAAAATATATTTCTCCACCTTCATAATCATCGTTTAGATTGATAGAAAAGCCGTAGTCAAAGTGTACGTTGTTAGACTTAGGATAGGCTTTAAAGTTATCAACATGAAGATTATAGTAATCTCCTTTTTTATATTGGTTGTAGTAGTTAACTGAGACTCTTGTTGGGCAGTACACGCTATCTATGTAGTGAGCATCGTATATCTTGTTAATTATTATCTTACGAATGTCTTCAGGTACGCCTAATGATTCTTTATTCTTTTTTATGCCTTCTATTGGCTGTGATTTAGCGCCATCTTTAAATGTATCTTTTGTAATACCGTCTAAACAAGTCTTAATTTCATCGTCAGTAAGTAATTTAATAAACATGTTATATCCCCTTTCATCAGGACAATTGAACAAAGCAAAGAAAGGTGTGGGATTTTTACAGAACCCCACAAAACTGTATTGGTGTGATTACGTACCAGTAGATACCGTAGCCGACTCAGTTGGGTTTTTAGAAATATCTGCCAACACAACATGAATACGGAAACGGAGTGCAGATTCACCACTGGAGCCACCATCTAGGATGAGAGCATCAATAGTATCAGCACTTGTCAAGATACGTGCGTTAGAGCCAGATGCTCCAACAGCAGCCTCTAGGAATGGGGTGAAGCCAGCAGCGCAAGCAGAACCGTCTACAAAACAGTCTACGTCACCGCCAGTGATACCAACGTCCAAAGTGATCTGACCATTGCCTCGTGCTTCGAGAACTTCCAAGCACCCTGCAACAACCATTGTATCCGCAGGAACGTCAATCAATTGAACAACGTCACCGCCAGTACCACCGTCAGCCGTATCCCATACAGGAGAAGTCATCACGTAAGGCACTGCAGCGTTAGCTGGATGTCCAGCAGTTCCACCACCAGTAGCCGTTCTATTATAAGTAGCCATGATTCATACCCTCCTTACGAGCCAAGATCAACAACACCAGAGAACACGCCCTTGAAGCCCGTTCCACTGCCACGAAGTACTTTACGTCCGAAAACGTGAAGACCACGAACAATGTCTGCGAAACTGTCAGGGTCACGAATAACTTCCGTCTTCGCAATATGAGAAGCTGTAGCGACAGCGCTCATGTGACCGAATAGGAAGATATGCTCACCAGCATTTGTTGAAGAGAATGTATGACTTGCTGCTGCACCGTCACCACCGTTAACAATAGCGTTGGTTTGATACAGTTTGAAGCCATGTATGATACGATCAGTTACTTGACCGTTCATTAGAGCAGAACCTGACTCTCCAGTAACACTAGAATCCATCAGCTTTGCTGCTGCTGCACGTAGTACTTCATAGAACTCAGGGTCGGCCACTAGCCAACGGTTTTCGTAAGCGACATCGTTCTCATCCATCACTTTAGCTGCAGCGCTAATAACATTAGCAAGTTCGTCACCAGTACACGCAGAACCAGTACCTGTCCCAGTGATAGGAGAGGCATCAGTACCTGTGTCGCCAGCACTTGTCGCAGCGTTGTCATAAATGTTTTTGAGAACGTTATAGTCGTATGCTTTCTTCAAGGTGTAAGCACCAGAAGATGTAGCAAGCGACTCAAAGTTAAGGTGAGAATGACGCTCTTCAATGTCATCTACCTTAAAGGCAAAGTAGTTGCCTTGATCCACAGTGAGTTGGATCTGGTCATCTGCCAAATCTTGTGTATTCACTGTAGAACCGCGAGTATAAGAAGAAACCGTAATGGTTGGTTCCTTGATGATATTCACGGTATCACCAAAGTTCTCAATTTCTCCAGTGTAATCGGTGTTGGTTATTGCTTCCGCTACCGAAGCTCTGCGAAAGAACTTGAGAACCTTTTGGCTGTAGATTACAGGTACGAAATTACCACTAGGTAGGTTTTCGTAACCTGCTGCAGTTGCATAAGCCATAAGCTTAATCCTTTTCTACATCAAGGTTATTATTTAACTAAAGAGAGTTCACCACTCTCCCCTCTTTCGCTGCTTTGTCGATCTCTTTCTCGACTTTCGCAAACTCGTGAGGTTTGAGTCTTGAAATCTCAGCAACAGTCCAAATCTTAGTATCGTCTTGAAGGTCGTCAAGGTAACGCCGTTGTTTAGTCTTTGTTACAGCTTCAGCAGCCTTCTTAGGCGCAGTTTTGGATTGTCGGTTCGACCTCGTTTTGGAAACGTTGCCAGTGTCTGCTTTGAATAAATCAATAACTCTCGCAGCCCATTTTGTATCAGTATTGTTTTTATATATCCCGTCAGATATATTAGTTGGCTGTGAATCAAGCCAATCAAGAAATCTTTGGTCTTCTTTCAAGTCAACAAAATCAGGATGCAAGCTTATAAGTTCTTGCTCTGCAGTCTGAATGATTGCTTCCTGTTCTTTTTGTTTTAACTCTTCAAGTCGTCCTTCAACTTCTTTGACTCTCTCACTTGCTTTAAGAGATGAGATTGTGTCTACTACGTCATAAACATCTGGATACTTAGTGCGGAACTCTTCAAGTTCTTCTTCACTCTTTGGTAGCTCTGGTATGCCTTTCGACTTTTCTGCCATAGCTATCTCAGCCTGAAGAAGCTCTTGTTGTTGCTTCCACTCATTAAGTTTAGTATCATAGTGTTTCTTTAAGTCTGAGTATCGCTTCTTGTAATCATGCGAATCAGCCTCATTCGTAGCATTCTTATCTACAAGACCTTGTTTCTTACGCTTCGGAGTAGCCATATCTACGGGGTCTTCCACGTTCTCCTCAAAGTCATCCTCTTCTAAGCTTCGCCTATACTGATTTTGGTATGGGGTAGGCTCAAGTTCTTCAGTATCTTCCACATCTACAGTTTCAGTTTCATTACGGACAGTCATTTTTTACCTCTCTTTCTTGGGGCCACACGAAACCTAAAAGAGCTAAATAGTAATGTCCAGCAAGTTAATGGTAACATATGGGTCGCCAACGGTAGGTTAGCAATGGGGCCGATAACACCATGTTAGTCGGGTAGCCATTGATTAAAAGAACATCTTTGCAAATTCTTCATTGCGATGTTCTAATTCTCTTAATTCGCCAGAACCAGTACGGTAATAGCGTTTATATTCTTGGTGCATGACTTCAGTATCGCCATCGATGACAGCATTCACAAACTTAGGGAACTTTCGTAGACCATTCGATCCTAAGTTAAATACGAAGTCTGTAAACATTTCCTTGCAGTCTTGACTTAGTGCCTCAAAGTCATCGCTGCCAAATTCTGATACGACATTGCTTGCGCCTTCGGCTGCAATTTGCAAGTCTGATATAAGTAAGTTCTCTGCGTCACTGTCTGATATGCCGACTTTCATCCAAGTCTCATCATTCTTCAGTTTGTGACCATAAGCAATTGTGTCGTTACCGCCTTCAGGGGATGGATGAGGAAACCAAGTCTCTCCATCAAATCCTACCTTCCCGCCGTTTTCCACAAGCTTCACGTATTCTATAAACTCTCCGCGCATTAACATTTTAAGCTGCCGAATCTATCACTCGTTCTACAAAGCCACCTTGGTTGTAGAAATGGTGATTTCCAATTATTGTTCTTCGTGATAAACCTCTAAGATGTTTTGGCATTTCTACTGTTTTAGGATTAAAGTAAAACAAAGATCCTCCTGTACTGTCTTCCATTTCTCCATTTAGAATTGCTTTTGCATCTTCCACTGCTTCTATAAATTTTGTATTATCGAATTTAATATCCATAAAACGTTGGAAGTTTTTTCTTTCTTTTGGATCTCCCATCGTATACCCACGTAAAGCTGTAAATGCATTCGGGTGAAGTATTACGCTTCTATGTGGTTCTCCTGGAATTGTACCTACTCCAAATTCTTTATCTCTTCCAGCTTTAGTTCTGTTGTTTATGACATGCATAACTGCTTGCATTCCTGCTCGACCTTCTTTTTGAGCTTCAGCTAAAGCTGTTAAAGCCATAACTTTTTCTATTTCTAAAGTTTTAAGTTTTTGAAAATCAGCAACATCATCTCTTTTTTGTGTATTGAAAGATTTTCCTTGAAATTCAAACTTAGATTTTCCTTGTCGAATAGCTTCTGCAAAGGCTTTATCAAACTCTGAACTTTCTCTTTGTTGTTGAGGAGCAGGAGAAGAAGACGTTTCTGACTGAACAACAGGCTCTTCCTGCGTCTCAGGTTTTACTTCTGCTTGTGGATCGGGGCCATAAGAAGGTTCTTCTCTTGGTTGAGCAAGATCTTTCGGGGGTATTCCACCTTTCGGAGTACCAGACATAAATCCTTGAGGAGCAGCAAATCCTTGCTGAACGACTCTTCCTGATGGATCAATCATCGGAGGTTGTTGGTTTTGTCGCCTAGCTCGTTCTAAAGCTTGTATTTGGTTATAAGCGGATTGAGCAGGTTGTGACGCATCGCTTGTCAAAGCCTGTTCTGCTGACTTTATAGCTTTCGCAGGATCGTTTACAAAACCTCCTGTCTGCATCATTGGCATTTGAGGGGCTGGTTGTGCATCTGCAACCATCTGTGGTTGTGGCGCTGGCGCTGGCTCTGGTGCAGCTTCCATAGGCTGTTGCTCTTGCATGGAAGGTTGTTTTTCTTCTTCCAAACGCTTACGCAGGGCAAGTCCTTCATTACGAATCTTGTCAAGATACTTTTTGCCACCGCCAAAGTAAGGTACAAGCCCTTTAGGAATGTGGTATTCGTAATTGCTTATTTTAATTGGAACATCGTCACTTGGATCAAGGTCTGTACCTTTCAA